CAAGGGTTTTTCTCATTATGTCTTAAAAGGAGTAATTGTATGACCACAAAGGCTAGAATCGGCGATAGCGAAGTTATCACTGGCAAGATTGAGACTTGGTCTCAATCCGGTGATCTACTAGGCGCCTCTGATTTTTCGATACCTTTAGGTCCTACTCTTGAGGAAACAATCTCTTACGAAGATGGCCCTAGGGGCATTGAGAAGAATTGTTCGCACATCAAGATCTCGCGTGAGTTTTCGAAGGGGTCCTACTATCGTGTTTACACAAATAGTGGGGCTAGATCGGTAACTACAGTGCCTCTTTGTCCAGGAATGGGTGATGAGACAACTTGGTCTTATACTCCGCCGGGGTTCGACTCTAGTTTTGTTGCTAGAGCATTTAATTCTATGAAACCTGTTTTTAAAGCAGATTTTTCCCTAGGGAACTTCATATACGAATTAAGGGAACTCGGGAAGATGGTGCCCTTAGCAAAAGGGATTATAACACGTCTGAACAACACTAAAGCAGTGTCGGAGGCGCATCTTAATCTCGAATTTGCTATAAAGCCGCTCATCGGGGACCTAGAGAGGTTATATACTTCGATAGTGCTCTACGAGCTTAATTACAGCAGATTTGTTAAGGCTTCAAACAAAGCCCTTACCTCTCATTATAAAGAAAATAAAGAGGTAACAACAGTTAGGCTTAACCCTTATAGTAATTACCATGTCTCTGGCGAGACTATGCGTATTACACATAAGTTATTGGCCTGTGAGTATACTGCCACAATGGGATATACTTATACTATTGTAGGAGGACCTCCTCCTATGGACACGAAACTGCTGCTTAAGTACTTGGGACTTAGGGGTGGGAATACGGCGAATATAATTTGGAACGCTCTTCCTTTTTCGTTTGTTGTTGACTGGGTCTTTAAAGTAGGGAATTGGCTCGAACAGTTCGATTCTAGTGCTATAGACATTAATATTGTCGTCACTAAATTCACTGTTTCTACCAAAACCCGATCCACATCAACTTATGAACAAACCGGAGGTGAGACGGGAGAAATTAAACTAAGGCACTCTTCGAAAAGAATAGTGCATCGTTCGTATTATCAAAGACAGAAAATTGTCAATCTAATTGGCAATCCACAAGTCGTTGAGACTCTTCCCGTTCTGGATAAATTTTCAGGACGTGAGCAGGCGCTTACAGTAAGTCTTCTCAACGTACTACGAAAGTAGTCGACAAGCTGTAACAGACCATTATTATTATTATATTCGAGAGGCTCCATTAATGAGTTTTAGTGCAATTACAACAACCGTTGGGAATGTCTACACACCTACAAAGGTGAATAATCAGACGATGATTCGTACTGATCTGACAAACTCTACAGGACAAGTATCTAGAACATTAGAAGTTAGTCATACCCCTGGAACTGCCGGAAAACCCGGTCGTCACATGGTCAAACTTTCTGCTGCAGAACTAGATGCAAACGGTAATCCTGTACCATATGGTATCCATGTTGTTCTCACTGTTCCTGTTAAAGGGATTACAGATGAGAATGTCACAAACATGGGTGCTGAGATGGTAGCAATCTTAACCGCGTCGAATATACAAGAGCTCATAAAGAACTCTCTGTTGTAAATATCATTAATAACCATTTTAATGGGCTACCGATTGGAGGCCTTATGGGTACAATGAAAAGCGGAATAAATCTCGAGGAGATTCTATCCGGCTTACGAAAAGACATAACTCTTATTTCCTTAAGAGATTTCAAAACGCTTCTAAGAAGGCTTGAACACGAAGGTGTTAGCTTTCTCACAAAGACTCTTCCATTGCTGGGAAAGGCTATTGATAGCGCGTTTGAAACTGGACGACTAGAGACGCCAACAAATTTTCAGCGTTATAAATCTAGTGCTCTCCCCTGTTTATTTAGGGGTTTGCTCTCCAGGATCTTTCAGGAAAATGGTGAACTTCTTGAATGTGCTGATACATCATGTATCAAGGACATCAGACAAATCTGTTATTTATTTAATAAGATAAAATCTGAGCCTACTGCGGCACAGCGCAGAGGAGCTGTTAACAAGTTCCTTGCCATTGAAGAAGAGAACACGCGTTTCCACGAGTCTGATCTATCAATTAGGTCTCTAGTAATACTAGAAAAGGCACAGGAAATCGCTGCCAGCATTTTAAGCGGACTTGATCTGCGAGAAATAGTTCCAACGGACGGCCCTGGTGCGGTAGCTGATAAGCGATCACACCAAACCCGATTACAATTTAATACAATATACGAGGATCTACATGGAAAATATCCATATTATAGCTATTATATCTATAGTAGCTTCGACCTGCGTGATAGGGCTGCTCATTATCTCAGTACTCCGAAAGTAAAAACCGGAGCGTCTAGATTTTGTTTAGTCCCAAAAGACTCACGAGGACCTCGTATTATCACAATTGAACCAGCTGAATATCAATATATTCAACAGGGTCAGCGTCGTGCTTTTGTACGCCACGTTGAAAACCACCCTGAAACGAGAGGCTTCATTAACTTCTCTGACCAGGGAATAAACAATGGTTTAGCGGAAGCAAGTTCCATTACTAGACGTCATACTACGTTAGATTTATCTGACGCATCTGACCGAGTAACGGCTCGCTTGGTAAAGCTTTTGACCAAAGAGCATTGGGAATTTCTTAATGCTACTAGGACAAAATTTGTGAATATACCGGGATCATTCACGGGTTTGCAGGAAGATAAAATAGTACCTGTACATAAATTTGCGGGAATGGGTTCTGCAATGTGCTTTCCAATAGAAGCGTTCTGTTTCTATTGTATTGTGCGTGCTTCCCTCCTATACTTAGGAGTCCATTCTCGTCCTTATGTGTACGGTGATGATATTATCATACCTGCTGGACACAAGGCATTCATCACTGATGTCTTGGCTGGTTTTAGCTTAAAGGTGAATGAATCTAAATCTTTCGAAAATGGCTTCTTCAGGGAATCCTGCGGAGGCGACTATTTCAAAGGTGTAGATGTGACACCGATTCGCTTAAGAGTTGATGGGACAAACCAAGTTGATCTAATATCTCTAATAGAGACTTGTAACCAACTTCACCAACAAGGCCTATGGTCTGTTGAGAAGAGTATAAGGAACTATATTGAAAAGAGTTCAACGTGGAAAAAGTTTGGGGTGACGATCTATAGCCACCCTAGACCTGCTCCAGCTAGTTTTCAACAATACTTCTCAAAGGGACCCTGGTGGGCTCCCTCAGCAGTCGTTCTTGGAAGAAGAACTGCTCGCTGGCACAAAGGTTACCAGAGATGGTTATACCCTACTTTTATTAAAAAAAGTGAAAAAAGTATTGTGCCTCCTGTTAAAGAAGGTATCTCAGAGAACGTGCCAGGTTTAATCCTACGATGGTCTGGAAAGACCAAAGGAACCGATACATCGGCTCGCTGCTTCACAAGCAGTGAAAAGATTTTATCA